CTACGCGACGTAGATCAGGCCCGGCAAGAAGTCAGACTGCTGCAAGCGCAGCTTGCTGCGACGGTAAAGAAACACGCCGGCGTTGAGGCGGACCTCCGGCATGCCGTGGAGCGAGCGCAAGCCGCAGCCAGTTCGGCAACCGCTGAGGCGGACAACCAGCGCGGAAGGAGCGCCGCGCTTGAGGAGCAACTTGCGAGGCTCCAAAGTCTGCCCGCCGAATTCGAGGCAGCGCTTCGGCGAAATCAGCAAGCTCAAAAATCTCCTAAGAAAGCTTCAAAACGAGCTAAGAAGGCCGCGGCCAAGGCACCATAGGCTCCCGCGAGTGTCTTCCGCTTCGCGGAAGCGGCGATTGCGGCGCGTACTTCAGTGATCACTTGGTCGTGCGGAATCGTCGGCCTATTGTCAGCCAGGGCGCGCTCGACCTTGCCAAATTCGGGGGATTGGGCATTGGGCTTGTCCATTGTCAGAGCGTACCCCAATTTCTTCGGGGTGCCTTATAGGCACTCGGAACTATGGAGAAGGCGCCTGGGCGAACGCTCTTATGCGGCCACTCTGCTTCCCTAGATGCTGTCAGCTGAGCAAAAAAAACTTCATGAAATCAATGGCTGGCAGGGTTAAGGGTAAAATTGACAACAATTAGGAAAGCCGACAGACACCTACGTGGTACTTCACTGCGGCCGCCAGTGGCCTTACATAATATACATTATGCGAAATGCCGTAATGCGGCGTTTGGCGTGGGTGTGGCTCTGGATCAAGTCTTGCCTCCCTTCCCGGGAACCCAGCAAGGACGAGATCGCAGCATGACCACGATGGACCCGCACGACCGTATCGACATGACCGGCCCTTGGGCCGGTTTCGGCTTTCAGGGAGGCCATATGTTCACCCCTGAGGGCCACAGCCTTGAACCCAGCGACATGACCTGGTGGTCGCTCACCTGCAACATCGCCCGGGAATGGCGGCTGATGATGGAGGAAGCCCGGCCGCGGCCGACGCGATCGGCAGCATCTGGAAAGCGCTGTCACACAATCGATTCCAGCGTCGTATACCTGCGCGAGTACGTCAGAATTCGCAGAGAACGGCGGTTGGGCATGGGTGATTCCGGTACCGGCGCCGAACCTTCCAACGTGGTCCACATGTCTCGTGGGCCGAGACGCCCCAAGCGCGGATGAGGCGTCTACCGTAGGGGCATGGCCCCTACACCCCGGCTAGAATGCGCCCAGGACGATACTGGGGGCGGAAATGGACAAGGCTGGCTGGCAAGTAGTAGCTGGGGTGCTTGGATTGACGGTAATCGGGCTAGCCTTCGGGCTTCATGCGAACCGTACCGCGCTCGCGCAGGAGCGCAATGACCGCCCTTCACCCTGCGAAGCGCCGGAGCCGATCACCTTTATTCGGGAGATCCCGGCCGAATCCACCGGGATTCCCTATCCAGACAAGGCGCGGTGCAAGGGTGGCGTGCTGCTCATAAAGACCGAGCAAGGATACGAGTCGTTGACGCACGACGATGCCCCGATAGTTTGCAACTGGTAGGCGCACTACTACACGAGAGCCAACAGCGACAGAAGCACGAGGTGGCCGACGTAATAGCCATAGAAGGCCCAGCGGGTACGCGGCAGCTTTACCGGTAAATGCCCGAGCGCAATCACAGGCAGCGCCAACAATCCCCAGCCATTGCCGTTGTAGAGGCATAGCAAGCCTATAGCGAGCAGCTGCACGCAGATACTGGCCGGGGAGCCATGGAGCCGCCGCAGCGCGTATCCAGCGGCTACAACGGCGATACCTGCCCATTGGTAGTCAACAAGCAGCGGCAGTGGCCCTGCAAGTGCCGCCACGACCCACCAGCGACGCTCCCTGATGGCCCACACCACGGAGGCAGCGAGCGCGAAGGACGCAAGCACGTTGAGCGGCAGCAGTAGGCCGAACGCCAGCACATATGCCGGCTGTGCGATGACCGCCCAAGTAGCCAAGCGGCGAACAGACTTGCCAATGTCGGCGCCGGGCTCGGCCAAGTTGTACGCCATCACCAAGGCGAACACAGGAAACGCTACGCGGCCAAGCTCAGAGACAACCGGCACGTACCCGAGCTCGAAAACCTTGATGACGTGATCGCCGGTCATGAGTACGACGGCCAGCCACTTGAGCAGTTCACGGCCACCGCTGGTCATAGCTTTGCGTCCCGCAATTTGGTGACGCCGCCGTCGTAGACAGGGGACTCGGGGAAGGAACCCAACGAACGTTGGGTGTGCGCCAGTGAGACGCCCTGCTGCTCCCGCGCTGCTATCTCTGCCCTGCCCCGCTCAATCTGCGTGGGACCGTCAACGTAGCGATCATTTCGCTCGTCGCGATACGGCTCGTATTGGCCGTGCCGTGCGATGAATCGGCAAGTAGAGTCGTCCAGGTCGTAGAGCGTGCCTTGATGTGTCACGCACGTGCAGGATGGCTTGTCGTGCCCGCCCTGAGCATTAGAACCGCCACGGGATGACATACAGAACAGGCGTGGTGCCTGAGACGGCAGAGTAAGGGCGTCGTCATACGCAGGTGCACTCCACGGTTCGGACGGGATACGCGGCAAAAACCTCCTTGCGTACTCAGCCGGTGTGACCGATGACGCCGCCGTCGTGCCGCCCGCCGTCGCAAACGCTCCGTCGCGCGGCGCAACAGCGGCTACCGTGCGATCAGCGGCAGGCAACTCAGCGCTACCACCAAGCCGATCACCCATCCTTCCGAAGGTGTAATACATCAGGAAAAGACCGAGCACGACCGCAACAGGAAGAAGGATGTAGTACCAGGGAATTCTTCGCTCAGTGGTATCAAGCTCGGTGGACTTGTACATGCCCATCGGACGCGTCGGAAGCTTCTTACGCCGCGTTACGAGGGGTGTGGCCTTCTCGGCCTGAGCTTCGAATCGGTCAAACTCACGCAGGTTGACGAACTTGGTTCCGAACCTGCGACGCACGTGCACGTGGCGCTCAATCAGATCATGCACAAACTGATCGCACTGCTTGTCCGGTGACTGGCTTACGAAGATGAAATCCAATCCGCGATGACGATGCTTTGCAAGCTGCTCGACATGGTGTGGCACCTTCGCGCCGGGTGCGCGCTTTGGCAGCATCTGATGCTCATATGCCTCATCAACAAGCGCGACAGCACCATCCGGAAGGAAGGCCGGCCAGTCGCGAAACTGCTCCGGCGTCATCTCTAGAACGCCGCTCTTTGCGTAGTCGAACTCGCGGATATTGCACGCGTACACCATGCGTCCCTGATCCTTGAATTCCAGCAGGCGCTCAATTGCGTGCAGCGTCTTACCGTGCCCAGGCTGACCGGTATACCAGTAGATCATGACCCTGCCCCAAGTTGATCGGCAACGCTCTTCGGAACGATGAACACCTTCCAAGTGAGCCGGACAGTCAGTGCGGAAAGGATCATTGACATGGCCGTTCCGACTTGGAGATAGCCGAGAAAGGCCATGGCTGGGCCATCGAGACCGCTGATGTTCTGAAGCACAAATGCTTTCAGGTTCGGCAGGATTGCTTGAAACGTGACAGTAGTGAGGCCGAAGGTGGCAAGCACCTTCCCGGCGATCCCGGCGGCAGCATTTTTGAGGCTGCCGATCAGGTGGAATATGCCCTTAAGTATCCAGTTCCAAACCATCATCCGGAGAACCCCCATCCCATAAGGATCTTAACTGCGGTGAATGCGCCAAAGATAAGAATCAAGCCGCGCATGATCGCGGCGAAGCGGCAAAAATAAGGGAAATCAGCGCCGCTGATCGTTGAACCCATCATGGTGAAAGACGGAGGCTCAGGACAGGAACCACCTCCAAAGAGGTTGTCGGTATCGAGCATGCCGGTGGATACGCGAAGGCCCCACTTCTTTGCGCTGGCAACATCCTCATTACCGTCACCTGGACCAGTTGCATCGCCGATCCCTTCAAGCGCATCTGCAACGCCGTTGCCGTTGGCATCGATGGTGCTGGCACCGGGGGGAGTTCCGTCCTTCGCAAGCTGCTTTTCAGCGGCACAAGCGGACCGCCACTGCATGAGAAGCTGCGTGTATTCCATGGCGTTGCACTTCTCGCCGGTGCACGTCGGCGTACCGGCCTGCGTGCACTGGCCGCCTGAGATGTTGTTGTTGCGTCGCGTATTGCAGTCAATGCGCCACTGAATTCGAGCTTGCCCACACATGATCGGCGAGCCGCTGCACGACGGCGGTGTTTTGCAGTCATCCCCGCCAGAGAATTCATCCTTAGGGCCGTCTTCGCCCTCGCCGCCTTCCTCACCCTCATCAGGCTCGCCGTCGCCGTCTTTGTCCTTCTTGCATGTACCGTCCTTGCCGCGAACCTCGCCTGAGGCGCACTGGCCGTCACCCGGGATGCAGTTGCCCAGGGGAGACCGGGTCAAACCTGCGGGGCACTCTTCATCCTTCTTTTTGCATGAGCCGTTCACGAGCGCCATGCCGTCAGGGCAAGGCTTCTCATCCGTGCATGCGTTGCCGACAAGCACCTGACCTTCGCTGCACTCGGGCTCAACGGGCTGACACACGCGCAGCGCGCCATTCCAGACCATGTTCTTGCCCTGGGCTGCGCAATCCGGCTTATCAGAACAGGTCTTTCCGTTTGGACTATAAGTGCTGGTTTCGTCGGCGTTCTGGCGAAAGACGGACTCGCAGCCGGACATGCAGCGTACCGAACCGGACGGCGGGAAAAATGGCGTGACGGCGCTACTGCGCTTCGCGCACGTGTTGACGGCCATATAGCCAGAATATATTGAGGTGTTACCACGACAGGGGCCCAATGGGCCAGCGGCGTAACCCTTGTAGCTGCAGCTGTAAGCTTGAATGCTTGATCCGAGCGCAGTGGCAGTACACGCAGCACCGATAGATCCACCGGGATTAGCATTTAGCCAGGCGCGCGTATCAGCGAGCGCGGCAGAGCATTCTGCGTATGCCTGACCTTGATCACAGGTTTGATAACCGCCTTGAGGGTAAGCACATTGCTGCGCGGCCTGCGCTACTGGAATAGCAACGCCGAGGCCGGACCACACAGCGAAGGCAAACATGAGCAGCGCGGCTATCCGAAGCACGCTCACAGCCCCTCAAATGCGAGCCAGCAGGCTCCGCAGATGCCGATGATGACGAAGTACCCCATACCCCCTCCTTTTGCGCAAAAAAAAGGGGGCGAACGTTTCCGCGCGCCCCCTGCCCTGGACGGAAGGCGCTCAGCGAGCCTTCTTGACATAGCCCCACAGGATGATGGCGCCGAGAATCACGGCACAGGCGGCGACCACCAGCATCACGTCGCCCTTGCCACCGCTCAGTTCACCTGCAATGGCAGCGCCCGGGGAGCCGGAACCACCGGAAGCGAGCGCGGCACCCGAGGCGACCAACGCAGTGGCACCGGCAGCGACCTTGCCCGGCAGGGACGAAACAGCAGCGGAAATCTTCTTCATCTTCATGCGGTTTGCTCTCTCTCAGTAGGACCCTATACGCGCCGCGCGGAATACGAGACGCGCCTTCAACCCTATTGCCCACACGCTCACTATCGCGAAGGCAACAACGGTTCCATCGGCCAGAGTCAGGGGTGGAAGCACTGGCTGGTGGTACGGCATCCACACCGGCACCGAGCACGTCCCGTCCTGCTGGATGTTCTGAGCAGCACAGCCAACGACGTACAGCAGTTCCGGATCGGACATTGGTTATGCCTTCGCCGGGACCGCTGGCGCAGCCTTTGCGCCCAACGGGACGAGGTCCACGTAACGCTTCAGCGTCAGATCACCGTACTGACCGAGCGCGAACGACTTCGGATCGATGTCGTACTCACCGACCGGGTAAGCCGGGCGCTGGCCGAGGCCGACGCGGAATGGCAGTTCATACCCGTTGCCCAGGTCGAGACCGGCCATCTGCGAGCGCATGATGGTTTGGGTTTTCTGGTTGTGCTGCTCTTCAACGGCAGCAGACTTCACGCGGCAGATCGGCATAGTTCTTCTCTCACGAATTTGTGTAGGGCGTCACCCTTGGCAATACCGCGAAATCTTCCGGGGTGACCGTCTCGGAGGATGCGGGCCTCGCATACGTCAGACCACGAATGGCCGAACGCACCGCGCAGAACATTGAGTGCCGGGCCGACCTGACGCTCCATCCAGAGCACCATCGCCTCGGCAGATACTTCGACTTGCTTGCGAATCGTTTTAAGGCGGGTACACACGCCTTCGATGAGTTCGCTCATGACGCTGTATGCCCCGCGCAGATAGGCGCCGGGATCAAGCAATGTGTCCAGGGGGACTTCAACATGCTTGCCGTACAAGCGGACCTCAGCACGCACCCATGGCGACGATGCAAGACCAAGCTGTTTACCCTTCTCGTACACGCAAAGCTCTTTGTGGCCTTTGCCGCCGACATAGAGGGTTGAGCCGGTGCCGTGGCCCTCATCGGACATGAAGCGATGCCTAGGCGGGCAACCGCCCTCGCAGAATTCACCGGCTGCGGCGCGCTCTCGCAGCGCATGCACATTCAAGCGGGTGCCTTCGTAATCGTCGTGGGCGCAGTCCACGCGACTGATTCGCGCGCGAAGCATCGTGGCTTGCTTGTGGACGTGGGCCCAGTTCTTAACCCACTTGCAGCCTGCGCCGGTCAGGCTGACGCAAATGGTTTCCTTGTTGCCGCTGACGCCAATGCGACCAACAAGCTCGCCGTCTCGGTCGATGAGAAACGCTGACAGCGCGTAGAAATTCCAGTTCTTTTCCCTGAGAGCGCCTGCAACGACTTCGCCACGAAAACCGAACAGCTTGTACAGCAGAAGCTCGATGTTGCTACAGCGAAAGTCATCAACAACGGATTGGGGCATCACAAGGGTCAGGTAGTCGATGATCGCGGTTTGCTGACCCTTTTGGCCCGTGTTACTCCCCGGGCCAATTTCCGCCGCTCCCTGCCCCTTTTCACCGCTCGATACCGGGGAAAAGCCCTCATAGGAAGGCATGCAGGCGAGCATCAGGCGTGCGGAAGATGCCGTCATTGCAGCGGCTCCTGAATCAGACAGATGCAGGTGCGGCGGCAGCAGCAGCGGCCGGGTTTACACTCGGGCAACTGGTAGAACCAGCGATAGAGGCGATCCAGCGGCAGCGCCAGCCACGAACAAAGGAAACCCCATACGCCGCCAACTAAGGCCGCCGCTCCGAGGATGGCGAAAACGACGACAACGCCGTCGCCATGCGTCAAAAGGTCGGGCGAGATGCAGGAGAGCGCGTCAGACATTGCGCACCTCGGCGGCATGGCGAATCTGGCTCGGTGTGGGCACAAACTCGGCGCGTGCCTGGGCGACGAATGCCGCGTCACGGATTGCCTTGGTGGCCTGCTCTTCCCTGCGGTCGATTACCCACGCACCGAGACGAGCGATTCCAGCGATCACGGCGAGCGCTCCCAGCACCCCGCAGACCAACATGATTCCGTGCATACCCCTACCCCCTCCCCTAGCCCCTAGAACCCCGCCAGCGGCCTAGGGGGACCGGCTGGCGGGTACCGTCTACATGCGTAGGCGATGGGGCTTTATACGCGCCTACGCCCGTAGGCGTCAACACCTGTAGGCTACGGCCGTACACGACGGCGAGGCGGCTATGGACTGGAACGACTTTTTCGAGCGCACACGGGTTTCGGCCAAGGTCGAGAGCTATTCGAAATTGGCACCCCTGCTGGGAATTACAGACGGCGCAATTGGTCACTACCGCATGGGTAGGCGCGTCCCACAGGTATGGGTGGTGGCGGACGCCTTGCGCATCCAAGGGCATCCAGAGCCTGAAAAACAGGCTATTGAGATCATGAAGCGAGCAGCGCTCACGTCGCCCGAGCGGACGTTCTGGAAGCGACTTGCTGCGACCGCAATGGCCCTAGCATTAGGGGTGGGCTTCGCCCCGCATAGCGATGCACAGGCGGCTGTAGGCCACTACACGAGCGACTCTGTATACATTATGCGAAAAAGTGGTACTTCTACGGCTGTTGCGTCCAGCGGGCATCTTGGCATGATTTGACTGCAACAGCAGCCTGACAAATAGTACAAATGGCTTTGCCCTCGCAGGACATATTTGTGCTGAGACAGTTGACTGGCTCCCAAGTGCCCAGCGGTCTGCGGGGAGCTTTGATCGTTGATGATCGCTACAATTTGCCCCGCTACTGGGCTACGGTCTGGGCGTCGATGACCAGCTCTGGATTAGCAGTGTCGACGCAGATCAAGCGGCTCAGATACGTGGAGAGCCTTTATCGCCACGCGGATGGGCTGTTCGGCGCCTGTTCTTTAGATGACGCCCTTGGAGATCTGGACGAAGCCCGCCTCGCTGAAATACTTGAATCCTGGTACATATCTATCCGAAATCGGACGGAGCCAACGTCAGCCGATGAATCGCGCTGGAGGACCGGGCTGCTGTTCGTGACCGCGGTCGTGACTTGGCTTTCTAAGACGAATTTGCCCGCCGGGAAGTTGCGACGCATCAATGGCCAGCTTCATCGTCTGTCTGCGCTCTACGCCCAGCTACACGTTAGAAAAGGAAGGCAGGCCAGCCACATTCGATCTCTTCCCGCTGTAGTGATCGAAGCCCTTTACGAGATGCTTGACCCTGAATCCCGGACCAATCCGTTCTCAAGGGAGCATAGCCGGTGGCTAGCCTACATCGCGTTCATGCTGATGCTTCACCAAGGACTTCGCCGCGGCGAGTTGATGCTCTTATCGGCCGATGTGATCAATAGCGCGTTCGATGACCGTCAACAGCGGATCCGCCATTGGTTGAATGTTTCCAATAACCAGTACGCAGACGATGAAGACGACTCGCGCTACTCGCGCCCAAGCATCAAGTCCTTCAACGCGATTCGACAATTGCCGGTGAGTGCCTCTCTAGCAAGAATAGTGCAGTGCTATGTTGAGAACTATCGGGGAAAGCCTAGCCACCCTTTCCTTCTGAACACGCAGCAGAACACTCCTTTATCCACGGAGTCCCTCACAAAGATGTTCGCGAAAATTTCCGCTAGCCTGCCTCGTAACGTGATCAAAGAGCTGACTGATAGAAATGGGAGATCGACTGTAACGCCGCACGATCTGCGTCATACCTGTGCTGTGGTCAGGCTCAATCAGCTACTGGGTCAGGGAGACTCAATGGACGAGGCACTTCAGAAATTAAGAGCCTTCTTTGGCTGGTCCAGGGAGTCTCAAATGCCCATTCGGTACGCGAGAGCAGTGTTTGAGGATCGGCTCTCTACCGTATGGAACGATGCATTGGATGAAAGGGTTGCGGTATTGAGGGCGATACCTTAGTACGCTCTCGCCGGGAGAGAAGCATGCTGAAAAAGACAAACGCACGTTCGACGTCCGATCGTCATATCTGCTCGATAGTAGGCCAGCTTCCCACGCTCCCTCCGATGATCCGTTACTACGACGAGTTCGACGAAAAGCAGCGAACGATTCGTGATCCGACAACAGCGCCAGTCTTCACTGTCTACGTCGATGGTCGAGTCATCAACGTTAGATTTGACCATCTATCGGACCAGCTTGCAATTTTGATGAAGCACGTCTTCCAGAACATTCTGGAGCAAGGCTTGGCTCCGTCAACGGCAGTAAAGTACGTGCTTGGAAGTAAGGCTATAGGCGACTCTGCCCTATCGGAACTTCTGACGCTTGTGCCAGTGGAGGTTGGAGCCTTTTGGTCGATCTTCTTCTCTCGGGCGCTGCCGACCGATGCATACTCTTGTGCGAAGTCAATCTTGCATCTCCTGTGCAAGCATCGAATTGGTGAGTGGTCTGAAACCTATCAAGACGTGATATCTGCCCTGCCCCTGCCCTTCAAGGACAAGTATGCGGTAGTTCGATCCGGCAGAGCCTTTATCTCGGCCCATGACGAAGCACTGATCGTTCGATTCTTGGATGACGCAGCGCAGGAATCGATTAAAGGGCAACTTACGTTTGAAGATGCGCGGAAGGCGATGATGTTGCTCTGCGCATATCAGTTCGGAATGCGCCTCGTCCAGATCGCATTGCTCTCGCTACGCGACTTAAAGATTCGCCACGGTTCGACAGATTGCTTCGCCTCCGCGTACATCACGTTTCGGATGGTGAAGCAACGTACATCGAGCGCCTACAAGCCTCTTGTCAGGCGCGTGAAAAGCGAATGGACTCCGCTCGTCGTTCAAATCGATCGTCAACTTCGAGCGGATGGCGCGGATGGTGGCGGAAGATTGTTTGGCGTCCAATCTGCCCTTGAAGCAAGTCGCCACATCAGCACATTACTCCGCACTAGACTTGAGTTGGACGCGACGGCGGTCAACCTCCGGCATACGGCCGCCCAGCGCCTAGTTGATGCCGGCGCAAGTCATGATGAGCTGGCTGAGTTCCTTGGTCACTCAGACACTACAACCGCGCTTGTCTACTACGAAACCTCTGCTAATCAGGCCGAGAGGGTCAATTCCGCACTTGGTATATCGGAAATTTATCAGCGGATTGCTCGCATTGCCCATGACAGGTTTATCAGCGCAGACGAACTCGCGCTACTGAAGGATTCGCAGCAGATCGGGGGGGCGCCTCATGGAGTAGCAATTGCCGGCATTGGAGGGTGCACTTCTGGACAGCCTGCATGCCCCTACAATCCGATCCTGTCGTGCTATGGCTGTATGAAATTCATGCCGATTCAAAACCTGCCGATGCATTTGAAGGTCCTGAGTGATCTGCGTGAGGTTGCGCGATTCTTTCATGAATCTTCTCGTGGGGATTTCGTCTCTCCTGTGTACTTGCAGCTCGAACGAACTATCGCCGAAGTTCAGGCAGTCGTATTCGAGCTTGAGGGGCTGCCGTCATGAACATCCATTTCAAAGCCTTTGTTCATCACGGGATGGCGTTGGCAGCAACGCACGGTGTGACTTGGGGTATTCCCCTTGAGTCCAATGGGACTGCCGTTAAAAGCCATGAGTGGGATCTGACAAGCCTCTCAGGCGGCGTCGCACCCACGCACCGCCTACGCCACTTTTGTTCAGATCCCGCTGCGCTGAGCGCGCTAAATGGGGTGCGTGTCTCCAATGGGCTTCCAGCCCTGCCCTCTGTGACCTTTTCCACATCATGGCAGGACCTCATCAAAGCCGCAGTGATGCAGCAACTTTTTGTTCGGAGGAACTCTTCAGGTCACGTCGCCAACAGTGTGGTTCGCCCCCTGCGGGTGATTGCGACCTGTCTGGCGATGATTGAGCCGTGGCAAGCGACAATTGACGACGTAGCCCTCGCGGTTACTATCGGAAGAGATATTCAGGCCTCAGGCAAGCTCGGCGACTTGATCGTGGGACTGATCAACGATCTGCTCGATACCAATCACTTGACGGATTCGGGGCCGCTCTACCCTGCCCTGGCATCGGCCCGCCTTCGACCCCGGGCTCATCGGAGGTCCACCTTCTTAAAATCGCAATCGGAGATCAAGCACGGGCTTGAGGAACGCAAGAAGGCGGAGCGGCTGCCAGAGCGCCGCGCGTTCTGGGAGTTGGTCAGGATCGTGATGACCGAGCAGCCTCTGACGTTCATGGACGAACTGAGATTCGCAGCTATCCGCATAATGATTCTTACCGGATTTAGGATTGGCGAGGCTGTTCTCCTCCCCGCAGATTGGCGTACAGAAAGACACTACTACGACTCAAGGTTGCGGCCGGCCGGCGAGTTGGGCGGCTACTCGCACTCGCTGATGATTCGGCATTTTGCCGAGAAGCAGCGGGCTAAAAACGCAAAAAGCGCCCTGCTCATCGAGAGAAGTCACTACGTTCCAAAGATGTTCGAGGATGTCGTTGCAGAGACGCTCGGTCGGGCTGTGACAATCACCGATCCTCTTCGAAATACCCTGAGGAAGCAGATCGATACAGGGCGCCTTCTTCCAGACTTTCAGCCAGGTGACTTGGTCCCGGTCACGCAGATCTACACGTATCTTACGGGAAATGCATTTTGGCTGAATTTGAGTGAGGTCCAGAAGAAGGGTCTTGTAGAAAGGTGTCGCAGACAGTACTCGGAGGAGAGCTTCGCTGAGGTACAACGTCTGCAAGAACAGATGAGTATCCACTCCCAGGTGGAGGTAAGCGCAGCCGCTGGCATGTACTTTCGCAGGATGGCAGGGATTGAGAGCCGGGACCGGGGCGCCATCTCACTAAGGAATGAAGATGGGAATGCCATCTCATTTAGCAGTGCCGGGCGCGATCTACATTCCGCATTCGTGAGGATCGGCGAGCTTGAGAGTCACCTACGTGCTGCGGCGGCTTCAAAGTTGCCTGATACCGCGCCTTTTCGTCTGGAAGATCGCGAACTGGCGTCATGGGAGTTCCTCTTTCTGCACCCGAAGCGATCGCTTAGCGAGGAGCGAAACGGGGGAATTTGTGATGTCAGCCGCTATTTTGCCGTTGGTAGGCCAGACGATGTCTTAGTCAATCGTGGCTTAGGCGAGCAAAAGTCCCGCGACACGCTGTTTGAGCGCTACGGCCAATCGGCAACGGACAAGGGGCTGGTTCTGACCTCTCACTCTCTTCGTCATCTGCAGAATACTGAGCTCTTCAGGCTTGGCGTCGCGGATACAATCATCTCAAAGCGCTTCAACCGTCGCAGCCTGGCTCAGAGCTACGAGTACGATCATCGGAGTTTGGCGGAAGAGCTTGATCAACTCGAGCTTCCAGATGGAGTCGAAACGACACTGGGAGAAAAGGCCTCCACCGTTGCGAGAATGATTCAGTTGGGCCGGGCTAGCGGACCAATCGTGAACGCATTCAAGCAGATTCAGGGCAGTGAGGGTGATGCTGCTGCGTTCGAATTCTTGAAGGCGGAGGCCGACGGATTTCATGCAACCCCCTACGGACATTGCTTGAACAGCTTCACTGTAGATCCGTGCCCGAAGCACTTGGAGTGTTTCTCTGGCTGCAGACATCTTTCCGCTACCAATTTACCTGAGAATAGACGCCATTTGCAGACGCTTGAGCTAAAGCTTGTCGCAACTGTTGAGGCTGCAGAGGCCAGGTCCTCTAATAGCGTAGGGCGAATCAATCAGATTAATCACGCGAAGACCAGGCTCGCGGGCGTGCGGACACTTCTAGCGACTTCGCCGGGAGAGAAGCCATTTCCAAGCGGCCCGGACCTTTCGCTCGCTACACCCAAAGGAGTTATGGATGAATAGTGTAAGCTCTGACCCCAGCGACACTGACCACGACCCGGAAATGCGGTTGGTACTTGATGATCTCCTGTCTCGGGATGAGGACATCACTGCGCGGGCTGTCGCACGACTGCACCCAAGGATCAAAGCTGCGTCGTCAATTACGCGCAGCATAGAGCGTAGTCGGCTTCTATCTAGCTACCAGCAGCGGCAGGCTGAGTTTCGCCGGTGGCGTGGCAGGCCCACCAAGTTGGCCGGTGCCGCAGCTGCCAACGCACTAGCGGACCGTGAGCTGTCTATCTCGGCGCTTGAGTCTCAGGTTGCCTTGCTTATCTCTTCACATGTTGCGTTGATCCGGGCGGTCGGCGAGTTGGGCGGATTCAGCAAGTGGGCGCAGTTCTACGAGTCATATCGGGATTCAAGAGACAGATTGATTCAGCTCGGAGCGCTACCTGAGTCGAGCGTTGATGTAATGCTGGTACGCAAGAAAGACTGACCCTCCGATACGGACCGAGCAAACGCAGCCGTGCATTGTTGCTTGGGTTTAGGATTCGATGGATGAAGCTTGGAGTGGGAATGGTGTTGCGCCCCAATTCCTCGGCACCGCGT